CCTACAATTTCTTTTGGTACATTTAAATACAATAAAGGAGAAGATATTTATGTTGGTAATGAAAAAGTTGGAACTGTAATTAGTTGGAATCCAATTTTTAAACTCCTAAAAATCAACTACACTCCAAGAAAAATTTTACCTGGAGAAATAATTCGTGGGGGCGCTACTGATAATAGAGCAATAATTGTAAATGCTTATTCTTCCGATGGTGATTTTACGGTAAATAGTTTTAATCAAAAATTAAAAGACTATAGTGAAGACACAGGAAAACTTAGTACTTTTCTTCAAGTTCTTCAAGATGGTGATTATTATCAAAATTTTTCATATTCCTTAAAATCAAAAGTTCCTATTGAAAAATGGAATGATAAAGTTGATTTGCTTACTCATACCTCAGGATTCAAGAAATTTTCCGATTTACAAGTAATATCAGAACCTGTTGGATTTGGAACAACTGAAAATATTGCACTTGCAGATATTTCACTACTAATTGATATTATTCAAGAAAAAGATTTTGATTGCTATGAAAATTTTGCTTTTGCAGATGAGTTTACAAAGTCATTCAACAATTCTTTAGTTTCAAATGAAATTTATTTTGATTACTTAAAACTACTTGATTATACTGAATTTAAAACAAATAGAGTGTTAAAAATTGATGACATATCCTCACAATTTGATGATACGCCCAGTATTTTTAACTATGCTGTCGTAGGAACATTTGATATAACAAAATATAATTCTGCACAGTTTTATATTCTGATCAAAGATGCTCGTTATTATGGTGAAAAAGAAATAATAATTGTTAACATAGTGTATGATGGATCAAATGGTTATCTGACTGCTTATGGTAGAAATGAAACAGTTTTAGATTTGGGAGAATTCTCCTTTAGAAGAACAGGTAATAGTGGTGAAATTCTATTTTATCCAAAGAAATATGAATATAACAGTTATGATATGAGCAATATCAGTGTCAATATTACTGGAGCAGGAACTTCTGCGATTGGAATATCAAGTCTAGGAGAAGTGGTAAGTTTTGCCAGCACTGCCGTTGCAATTTCTTCGTCACCAACTCCATCATCAAATACTATAGTTTCAATTTCAACTAATTCATATTCATCTGCTAAAATTTTATTATCAGCATCTTCCTCTGATGATAATGTTCAATTTAATGAAATTAATTTAATTCATAATGGGAGTAATGTTTATTATGAGTTTTTTGGTGACATAGATTCTGGAGATTTAAGTATATCTCCAGGACAAGGAATTATCGGATCTGTTGGCGTAACTACTTCATCTGGAAATATTATAGTTACTTTTACTCCTAATGAAAATATAAATGCGAATGTAAAAGCAATTTCTATTTTAATAGGAAACACATCTACTACAGGAGTTGGAACTTCGGTTCTTTATAAAGGAGAATTATCCTCACACTATGTTTCCATCGCGTCTTCCACCTCTCCTCAGGAATCGGTTATTGCCGGATTTGGAACGACATCTCTAGATCCACACGATGGGGCTTTATACTATGTTCAAATACATGATATAACTAACAATAGAGTTCAATTATCAGAACTTGTTTTAACTAATGATTTTAATTATAATCCAACAGTTTCCGAATATGCAGTTCTGACATCAGATATAGAACTGGGAACAATAGGTGCTGCAAGATCAACATATGGAACAAATTTAACTTTTATCCCTTTACCAAATGTAGATGTTCAAGTTAGAACGTATCAAAAAACATTGCAAGTAACTCCAAAACAATCTCCAAATGACATTGATTTAAATAGTGCAATTATTAGATCAGATATTATGCAGTTTAGTTTTGAAGGAACTCAAATATCGACTAAAAAATCTTTCAATTTAACCCACAAATCTGCTCCGATATTCAAAAAAGTGGTTGATGGATCTTCCACGTCAGTTGTTGATCTTTCTAACAATTCTATCAGTATTCCAAATCATTTTTTCGTTACGGGTGAAAAAATTGATTATTCTGTTTCATCTGGAGATGTTAGAATTGGCATTGCATCTACTTTTATTTCGGGTATTGGAACAACATCTCTTCTTCCAAGTATTCTTTACGCTGTAAAATTAAATGAAAGTATAGTGCAATTTGCAGATACACCAGAAAAAGCACTTAAAAAAATTCCAGAAGTATTAAACATAAATTCCGTTGGAATTGGAGCATCTCATGTATTTACCTCAAATTATAAATCAAATTCAAAATCATTGATATGCATTAATAACATAATTCAAAGTCCAATCTTACAAACAAATAAAACATCATATGTAATACAAGATACTAATGATGTAAATTCTGTCTCTATCATTTATTTTGATGATGTTCGTGGATTTTATGCAAAAGATTTAATAAAAATTGATGATGAGTTTTTACTTATAACTGATATTGGAATAGGTGCTACAAATGCTGTTTTTTGTAGAAGAGAACAATTGGGAACTATTGCTAACATTCATACTACTGGGGCAATTATTACAAAATATTCTGGTAACTACAATATAGTAAATGATGTAATTTATTTTGTAGAATCTCCCCATGGAGATGAAATGAATTCTGAAAGAATTTCTGATTTCCAAGGAAGAATATTTTTAAGAACGCAACAAGTTGGATCTTCAGTAAGTGCTTATTATAATAACAATATTTTTGATGATGTTTCTGATCAATTTAATGGTACAAACAATACATTCAGTTTAAAAACACAAGGTAATAATGTTTCTGGAATTGTGTCAACAACTTCAGTTTCTGCTGGTATTCTGTTGGTAAACAATATTTTCCAAAAACCAAAATATCCGGCAACAGGAATTGCTCAAACATTTACATATGAAGTTATAGAAAATTCAGGTATTTCGAGTGTTGTTTTTAGTGGAAACACTGTTGGATTAGCAACAAATAATATAACTGGTCCAATGAAATTTGATATTAATAGTGCAGGTATTCCTAGAGGTGGTGTTATTGTCTCTGTTTCATCCACTCAGGGATATGGATTTCAACCATTAGTTGCTGCAGGAGGTACTGCAATAGTTTCTGCGGCGGGAACAATTCAATCAGTTTCAATAGGAAACAGTGGATCTGGTTATAGACCGGGAATCCAAACGTCAATTGTCGTATCAGTTGCCAGTTCTACTGGACAATCAATAGCAATTGGAACTGCATCTGCTTTAAATGGAAATATTGTTGCAATTGCAGTTACATATTCTGGAATTGGATATACAACTACCAATCCTCCAACAATATTAATAGATCAACCATTAAATTATGAAAATATTTCTTTAATATATGAGACATCAAATAGTGGAATTGGAACTGAAGCTAAGGCAAATATAGTTGTTGGATATGGCAATAGTATTATTGATTTTACTATTACAAATACGGGATACGGATATTCTGTTGGAAATGTATTAACAGTTCAACTTGGGGGAACAATAGGAATTCCTACAATCACATCTTTACTATATAAACCATTTACTGTTACAGTCGAGGAAACATTTAAAGATAACTTTAATGCTTGGTATCCAGGACAATTTGTTGTTTTAGATGACTTTGATAGTGAATTTGACGGATCAAAAAGAACATTTAAACTTAAAGAAAATGGTGAAGTGCAAAACTTTATTTCTGCAAGAGGATCTTCTCTACAGTTAGATCAAAATATACTTATTTTTATCAATGACATTTTACAAGTTCCTGGAGAATCTTACAAATTTGATGGTGGATCGCAAGTAGAATTTTTTGAAGCACCAAAGTTTGATGACAAAGTAAAAGTATTATTCTTTAAAGGATCTGATGCAGATGTGAATGAAGTAGAAGTTGAACCAACAATAAAAGTTGGTGACAAATTAACTTTAGTTGACAGACTTAGATCTACTAAAGATACTTATACTCAATCACCTAGAGTTGTTTCTGAAATTTCTTTTATAGATGCAGTATTTACAAATCCATATTTTGGTCCCGGAATTAATTCATTATCAAATGTAAATAGAACTATAGAATGGTGTAAGCAAAAAGAAGATTTTTATTTGGATGAAACTCTTATTTCAAAGAGCAGAGAAGAGTTAAATTGTAATATTTTTCCAATCACAAATATTATCAGTTCTGTTGGAGTTGGAAGTACAGTTATTTTTGTCGAAAATACAAGACTTTTATTCAATTATACTCCAGAAATTTTACCAACATCAAAGCAAATTTTGAATATTATCAACCAAAACGAAAAACGAAATGCTATTGCTACTGCAATAGTTTCAATAGCTGGAACAATTTCAAATATTATTATCAGTGATGGTGGAGTTGGGTTTACGACAAATCCAACAATTTCAATTTCAACTCCTTCTTCTGGATCGGTTGCGATTGCGACCTGTACAATTAGTGGAATTGGAACAATTAGTTCTGTTACAGTTACAAATCCTGGATCTGGATATACAACATCAAATCCCCCAAAAGTTTTGATTGAGTGTGATCCACTTACAACTGAAACAATAACAAATGTATCATATGAAGGTGATTTTGGTATAGTTACTGGAATAGGTACAACAAATATATCGGGATTATCTACAGGTATTACTTTTGACTTCTTCATTCCAAAAGATTCTGTTTTAAGAGACATAAATGAAGTTGGAGTTGCGGTTACTATGTCTGGAATTCAAACAGGATATTATTTTGTAATATCTCAATCTACTATTGGAAGAGGAGTAACATCTTTGAATAATGATTCATCAATTTTGGGTATAGGATCAACTTATATTGATAATGTATATCAAGCATATAAAGTTGAAAACGTGGTTTCGCCAGCAATTGGAATTGGTAATACTAATGAAATATTGAGAGTTACTGCAAATGTATCCTCCTTTAATAATTTAACTGGTACTGGAACGAGTCAAATTTTTGGTAGATTTAGTTGGGGAAGAATATATAATATAGATAGAGGATCTTCTCCACAAATTTTTAATGTTGATTTAACTAACGGCATATCAGGATTAAATACCGCACCATTGATCATAAGAGCAACTCCAATGAGATCACTATATACATCATAAATAAGTAAAAAACTTAAATGTCTGCGATAATCACAAACCAATTTAGAATATTAAATTCTGAAAATTTGATTGCTGGAATAGCATCAACAAGTTCAAATAGTTATTACATTTTTTTGGGATTACCAAATCCCTCACAAGTAGATTTAAATTGGGACATTTCAACTCCTAGCCCAGTAGATAATTTTGACCAATATAATAATTTTTGGGATACTTTAATTGCTTTAAAAAAAATAAATGATTCTGACATTTCAAAAGTTATTAGAAAAATAACTTGGACATCTGGAACAACTTATGATATGTACAGGCACGATTATTCTGCCAATAATCCAGCTCCAAATAATGGGGGAACAAATTTGTATGATGCAAATTTTTATGTTGTAAGCAGTGATTATAGAGTTTATATTTGCATTAATAATGGCACAGATCCAGAAAATCCTTCCGGAAAACCATCAATTGATGAACCTCTTTTTGTTGATCTTGAACCTCGATCTGCTGGTGTTAGTGGTGATGGTTATGTGTGGAAATATTTGTTTACAATTAAACCATCGGAATTAATAAAATTCGATTCTACCTCGTATATGCCAGTTCCTAGAAATTGGTCATCAAATACAAATGTTGCGGCGGTAAGAGATAATACTCTAGTTAGTGAGCAAATAAAAACGGTTTTAATCACAAATAGAGGACAAGGTTATACTCCAAATACTTATAACAACGTTCCAATTAGAGGAAATGGAGTTGGTGCGCTTTGTTCTGTTGTTGTTGGTGCTGACCAAAAAGTTTCCTCAATATCAATAACAAATGGTGGATCTGGATATACATACGCAACGGTTGATCTAGAGTCTGCTGGGATTGTAAATGGATCAACAGACAAAGATGCAGAATTTACAGTGATTATCCCACCTTCAGGTGGTCATGGATTTGATATTTATAGAGAACTTGGTGCTACAAGAGTTTTAATTTATTCTCGATTTGAAAATGATATTTTAGATCCGGATTTTATTACTGGAAATCAATTTGCCAGAGTTGGAATTATCAAAAATCCAACATTCTATAATTCATCTACTGTATTGACAAAACAAAAAGCAAGTGCTTTATATGCATTGAAATTGACTGGTATTACAACTTCCACTACTTTTACTTTGGACTCTGAAATTACACAAACTATAGGTGTTGGATCAACATCTGTTGGAAAAGTTGCATCCTGGGATAACGTGACTGGAGTTTTAAAATATTGGCAAGAAAGAACACCATCAATATCAACGCAGAGAGATGCCTATAACAATCCAATAACTCCTAAGTATGGTTATCAATTATTCAATTTTACCTCAAGTCCAGATACTGGAGGTTCTGTTACAATTGTTGGTGGATCAAGCAACTTGGCAATTCAAACTTCATTTGGAACTAGTGACAATCCAGGCATATCAACAGAGATAAATAACAATACCTATTATCTTGGACAAACTTTTATTAAAGGTGTTGCTGCACCAGAGGTTGAAAAATATTCTGGAGACATACTTTATATTGATAATAGACCATCTGTGATCAGAACTTCCAATCAAAAGGAAGATATTAAAGTTATACTGCAATTTTAATTCTCATGCCACAAGAAACTAATTTAAATAGAACACCATATTTTGATGATTTCAATCCAGATAAGGATTTTCACAAAGTTCTTTTTAAACCCGGATATTCCGTTCAAGCTAGAGAATTAACAACTCTACAATCAATATTGCAAAACCAAATTGAACAATTCGGAACTCATTTTTTTAAAGAAGGTTCTAGAGTTATACCTGGCGCGGTTACTTATAGTTTAAGTTATAGAAGTGTACAAATAGATCCAACTTTTTTAGGATTGCCAGTAAGTTTATATCAAGATCAATTGATTGGGAAACAAATAAGAGGATCTGTAAGTGGAGTTACGGCAACCATTACAAATATTGAAAAAAATACAGATGCTGATAATATAATTCTTTATATAAATTATGAAAACTCTGGTAGTAACTTTATTGATAATCTATTTTCTGATGGTGAAAATTTGGTCACTCTTTCCGATATAACATTTGGATTGTCGAATATTATACCTTCAGGTGAAGAATTTGCTAAAACTGTTAGTTCTAATTCAACTAACATTGGATCTGCTGTTTTTATATCTGAAGGAGTTTATTTTATTCGAGGTTATTTTATAAGAGTTTCTAATCAAACTTTAGTTCTTGATAGATTCTCAAGCACTCCAACTTATAGAATTGGTTTATTTGTAAGTGAAGAAATAGTTTCTGCAGATCAAGATGATAGTTTGTATGATAATTCTAGAGGATCTTCAAACTACACAGCTCCTGGAGCAGATAGATTAAAAATATCAACAGTTTTGTCTAAAAAAGAAATTGATAATTTTGAAGATGAAAATTTTATTGAATTATTAAGACTTAATTCGGGATCTTTAGAAAAAATAGTAGATAAAACTCAATACAATATTATTGCTGAAGAATTGGCAAGAAGAACTTTTGATGAATCTGGAGATTATTATATTACTCCATTTTCAATTGTAATGAAAAATACGTTGAATAATAGAATTGGAAATGACGGTTTGTTTTTTCAAAATCAATTAACAACAAATGGAAATGTGCCATCAGACAATCTGATGACATATAAAATTTCACCGGGTAAGGCTTACATAAGAGGATTTGAAGTTGCAAAAGATAATCAATCCTTTATTGACATTGAGAAACCAAGATCAACTGGTCAAGTTGAGTTAGAAGGTATTGGATTTAATGCCGGACCATCTATTTTTGTAAACAATGTTGTTGGTCAACCAACAGTTGGCATAGCCACAACTGCATTTTTAAGTTTAAGAAGTGAAAGAAGAGGGATAGGCGTTGGTGCGTCGGGCAGTGAAATAGGTGTAGCAAGGGCTTATGATTTTAATTTTGTAAGTTCTACTGGTATAACCACAACATATCAAATTAGACTTTATGATGTCCAAACATATACCACTCTTGGATTAAGCACAAATATTAATTTACCAGTCTCCTCATTTATTGAAGGAAAAACAAGTGGGGCACGAGGATATGTAAAAACTGCAGTATCTAATTCTACTACAGTAACTTTATACGATGTAACCGGAAGATTTTCTAAAAATGAAGCAATCGCAGTTAGTGGAATTGGAACTTATGGACATTTGGTAAAAAGTATTAAAGATTATAAATTATCTGATGTTGTTTCAGTTTTTTCCTACAGAGACACTGCAACCAACAATGCGGGATTTAATGCGGATATTTCTTTAGATGTGGAAATTGCACCAACATTAAATATTGTCAATGCTGCGTCAAATATAAACATTCCGTCATTTACAATTAGTGCAAAAGATCCAGATACTGGAATTTCGACAGTAACATCAACAACGACAAACTTTATTGGTGTTGCAACTGTAGGAAATGTTGTAAGTTATACAAGACCTGGATTTTCAACAGTTACTTTTAACTCAATATCGTCAATTTCAGCAAGTGGTAGAATTCTTGGTTTAACTAGTGTTACAACTGTACCGGGAATTTGTGATGGAAATACCACTACAGTGCAAATAACAACGTCAGATTTATCAATTCGTTCATCTAGAATTCAAAATACTACAGACTCTTCTTTTACTGCAAGATTATCAAAATCAAACGTACAAACAATTGATACAGAAAATACCGATGTTTCTTTAAAAAGGCAATATAACATTGCTTCCTTTAGTGGAAATGTAATTACTGGTCCTGCATTAGAAACTGATTTCATTTACGAACCATTCAGCAATGAAAGATACACTTTAACTTATGCTAATGGAAAAATTGAAGAATTAACTTCGGATAAATTCATTTTCACGAATGGATTCAAAAATTTACAAATTAAAAATTTAAGTGAATCTTCTGGATCAAATGCAACTCTTATTGTTTCTTTGAAGAAAAGTAAGGTAAAAGAAAAAATTAAAAGACTTAATAAAGCAAATACACTTGTTGTCAACAGATCAAACAATATTGCTTCTGGAATTGGCGCTACAACTTTAAATGATGGTTTAACTTATAGTACAGTTTATGGAACAAGAGTGCAGGATAATGAAATATCGTTAAATGTTCCAGATGTAGTTAGAGTTCTTGATATTTTTGAATCATTGGATACGAATGATCCTTTACTACCATCTATTTCTTTTGTTCCAGCATCTCTATCCGGACCAAATAATGTTGCAACAGATGTTTTAATTGGTGAGAAAGTTATTGGATCAGAAAGTAATGCAGTCGCAATTGTAATTTCAAAATCAACTCTTTCAATTGAAATCGTTTATTTGAATGGTTTTACTTTTGTTCCGGGAGAATCAATTTCTTTTGAAGAATCTGGAATTACTGGAACTTGTAACGCAACTACAACTGGAGATAAAATTGTTACTTCAAATTATAATTTGGATGGAGGGCAAAGACAAAATTATTATGATTTTTCTAGAATAATTAAAAGAAATTCTATATT